GGTTCTGCCGCAACCCTGGTCTTGCCCTTCCTTTGATCGCTCTTCAATACCACGAGGTTAAGATTAACATTGACTTCCGCCCCATTGGTGAATGCTTATGGGCTGTAAAGGATCTTACCGGAACTGGAACTATGTCCGTAAGCCAAGCATACCAACAATCTCTTGTTGCTGCTTCCTTATATGTTGACTATATTTTCCTTGATACCGATGAGCGCCGCAAGATGGCACAAAACCCCCACGAGTACTTAATCGAGCAAGTACAATTCACTGGTGATGAATCTGTTGGTTCCTCTTCCAACAAGATCAAGTTGAACTTCAACCACCCCTGTAAGGAACTTGTATGGGTTGTCCAACCTGATGCTAACGTAGATTACTGCGCTTCTCTTGAGGGTGAGGAGACTCTTTTCAAGACCCTTGGTGCTCAACCATTCAACTACACCGATGCTATTGATGCTCTTCCTAACGCCGTACACGCTTTCGGTGGTTTGGATCAAACTTCTGGTGCTAATGCTTTCATCACCGCTGATGGCTTATTTGACATGAACCAAGCTGGTGCCGCTTCCGCTGGTGCTTCCTGGGAGGGTGCTACCACCGCTGGTTCCTCTTTGTCTGATGCTGGTACTTTCGTACTTGCTGAGACTGCTCTTGACATGCACTGCTGGGGTGAGAACCCTGTAGTAACTGCCAAGTTACAACTTAACGGCCAAGATCGTTTCTCTGAGCGTGAGGGTTCTTACTTTGATGTTGTCCAACCTTACCAACACCACACCCGCAGCCCCGAGACTGGTATCAACGTATACTCTTTCGCCGTACGCCCTGAGGAGCACCAACCATCTGGCAGCTGCAACTTCTCCAGAATTGACAACGCTGTTCTTCAACTTGTTCTTTCTGCTGGCACCGTATCTGGCACCAACACCGCCAAGGTCCGTGTATACGCCGTCAACTACAACGTACTCCGTGTCATGAGTGGTATGGCTGGTCCTGCTTACAGTAACTAAGCGTGCTAATTCATAATAATAAAAATAAAATACTATAAATAAATATTTCATTTAATATAAATATTTAATGTGTATGCGTTTTATACACATTAAAAGATTTAGGAATTAATTTGTAAAGATATTATATATTTATGAAAATTAAAGCAGGAAAAAGAAACAAAACTACTAAAAAAATTAAAGTTAGAAGAAAAACTAACAAAAAAAACAGAACAGTCATGAAAAACAAATCTAAAAATGCGAAAAAGAAAAAGGGAGGGGATAAACTTTGTGGTCCAAAACTTGTATTTCATCATGGAAAATGCGAAAGTGAATCTGCCCTAAAACTAAAAAGTTTACGTGACTCAATACCACAACCGGATCCCTATGGAGACCCATATGGATATTAATTTTACAATATTATAAATATTTAACATATAAATTAAATATTTATGGATTTTTATATTCACCAACTTGAATTACTTGATCGTATAATTTATTATACTCATCTGAATTGTTTTTCATATTACTCAATTCAATTAAACTATCAATACCTGTTTCCTCAAGTAAAATATCTTTTTTCAAATCATTCATTAAATACTTATTGTTTTCTAATTCATCAATCATTGTCTTTGCATCACTATACTTAGGTATAATTGGTTTTTTACGAAGATAAAAAAGCAAACTGCGCAAATACCATTCATTATCTAAGATTCTATTAATTATTACCTGATTATCATAGACTAATCTCGCAATGCAATAGTCAGTTACTTTTTTACTGATATTATATTCTTGATGATACCATTGAATTGAATGAGCCAAATAAAGATTTGATAATATATCAGCCATATCTGAAGATAACATTTGTTCTGATTTTAATTTACCACCCTTTAATGCTACAAAATTAGCCAAATTGGCAAAATGTAAAGTCTGTTTTTCTAAATTGTTATTACATTGGTATCCTACCATGCTTTTAAAGTAACATGACAACGTATGTTTAACAATAGCGTCAAAATGGATTTTAAATTCTTCTTGGTTATTTGTTAAAAGAGCATCAAAAATAGGATAAATATGTGGATGACTCTTATTTAGACCTTGACCAAATATAATTAAATTTTTAGTTAATGTATTACTTCCTTCTACAGTAATGCCAATAGGAGCGGCCCTATAAAATTTTTCTAAAAAATTATTTGGTCCTAAACAAATAGCACTACCAGCATGTATATCCATTGCATCATTTAACACATCACGTCCTCGGTCAGTTGTTTGTTGCTTCATAATTGCAGAAATAACAGCAGGTTTTTCTCCACTATCTAATAAATGATTGGTCAATGCTACACTACAATGAATCGCCCAAGTATGATATAACATATTTACCATTTTATGTTGTATACCTTCCATGCGTATTAATGGAATTTTAAATTGCTTTCTATGCTTTGCATATTCAGTTATACCTATCATTGCAGTATTAGATGACGCTTTTGCTGTTGCTGGTAAACATATACCTCTACCTGCAGCCAAACATTCCATTAACATTTTCCATCCTTGTCCTGCATTTTTTTCGCCACCAATGATACTTGTTACAGGTATTTTTAAATTTCCTTTCAATGTTCCATTCGGAAATCCAACATTTAAAGGATTATGATGTGTGAGTTGTTCTAACCCTGGGTGATCTTTTTCAATCAATGCTACTGTAATTCCTGCTTTACCTTCATCTAATAAATCATAAGGATCTTGTAAATTAAAAGCAATTCCAATGAGATTTGCTATAGGTCCAAGTGTAATATATCTTTTGTTTATGTTCAAATTAATATGTTTTTCTTCTTTTTCGAATATAACTGTACCACTATCAATACTTCCAGTTGCATCTGAACCATTATGAGGACCGGTTAATCCAAAACAAGGTATATATTCACCATTCGCCAATTTTGGTAAATAATGTTCTTTTTGTTCTTGGGTACCGTAATGTTCAAGTAATTCAGCAGGCCCCAATGAATTGGGTACCATAATAGAAACTCCAAGGGAAGGATTTTTGGATGATACTTTACAAAGAACTGAAGATAATTCACTTACTGATAATGGAATGCCACCATATTTTTCAGGAATAATAAAAGAGAAAAATTTTTCTTTTCCTATATATTCAAAAATTTGTTTATAAGGACCATCGGGATAGACATTTTTAATTTGACCATATTTTTTTAATAAATCATGAATCTTAGTATCGTCTTGAAAATAAGGTGTAATTTCTTTTTTTTTTGGATAAAATACTTTTCCTTCAAATATTTGTCTATCTAAAGAAGTTGTACCGCTTTTTAATGCTAACAATTCAGTTTCTGAAATGCGTGGAAGCAACGATTTACACTTTTTAAAAAGTTGCTTGTACATTATATAAATATACAAAGAAAATTATTTATATTTTGTTTAGTAAAAACTATTTCTATAGTATACAAAAAAATGATGTATTTTATGTTTATCGTTTGTTTACTTCATTCCCTATGCATTGCTAACTCCTTCTTTCATCAGAAAACTTTTTTTGGTAGACGAGTTTTATCAATGAAATTGCGAAAAAATGAAAATAAAGATTTATTTGATAAATTTGAAAAATATTCGCTTGAAAACAACATTGAAAAGAAGGATGAAGTATTGTTTGATATATATAAATCTTTGAAATTTAAAAGACAAAATGAAACTGTTAATAATGAAAACGCGAATTATCATAATGTTACTATTTTACCTGTTGATTTTACAAAAATGGTAGATGATATTGATTCAGAATACATTACAAATAACTTGAAAGGAAATATACCAAGGGCTCCTCAATCAGAGGAAGAAATAATAGAAGAAAGTTTTGAAGGGTACTTGCGGTCGGAATTTTATAAGATTGTTGAAGAAAAAGGAAAAATTAATGGAAAAAACATTATCTATTTTGAATCATTTTATGAATGGAAAAAACAGAAAGGTATTGTTTTTGAAAAACATGAAATTAGAGAGATGTTTGCACATGTAGTTGGAACGAAATACATTTGTGATCTTATGGAATTTATAAAATTAAACCATTTTATTGATGAGCAAAATGCAGCTCATTTCTAAAATCTACGAAATCTATAATTATATTTCAACATATAATTATAAAATTTAGATAATAATAAAATATTTTACTTCATTCAGAGTATTAATAAATTTAAAATGAATAGCCTCTCCAATTTCTTGAATTTTAAGAAAAAAGTTTTCTTTATTATCAAACATGTTAATATGAAAAGGATTCTTAAATTCATCAATGCGGTTTTCACTAGAACTTCCAATAATAAACTGATGAAATGTATAGTTATTTGATATTTTTCTTTTAATATATTGAATGTTATGCTCATGACCACTTATATAAGCATCAACTTTATACTTTTCAAAAATGGGAATTAATAATTTGTATATAGGAACCAAATGAAAAAAATAAACTCCATTTGATATTATTGGATAATGTCCAAATACAAGTTTTTTTCTACCTAATCTATTACTTTTTTCTAATTCTTTTTTAAACCACTCTATTTGTTCTAATTTTAATTTATTAGCACTCTTACAATGAACTTTTTTAAATATATCATTATCAACATTACAATGTCCTTCGTGTAATGGAGCAGTATCTAAAAAATATAAATCAATATTCGATATTGTTCTTTTAAAATAAAATTCGTTGTTTTCAAAGTATTTTGCATTTAATTGTAAATGTGGATCTCCATAATAATCATGATTGCCAATAATAGCATTAATTTTATTATAAGGTATCTTAGAAAACACTTGTGTATAGTCATTCCATTGTTCATCATTTTTTTCTTTAATACCTTCATCATAAAAATTATCTCCCATTAATATTAATCTATTCATACCTGTAATATTTTTACTAAAATTATTCACCAGAGATTGTAAAGAATCAGTATAGTAACCTATATCTCCTAATATGTATAATGTTGGTATAAACATGTGTAAAAATTTCATGTATATTATAAACATTTGTTTTTAATTATTTTGTTTTTCATATTTTTCATTAATATATAACATTCTCAAACCAACTAGCCGGTTTTTCTTTTGTACCACCATCATATTTTACAGCAAAATTTTGTTTTATTAACCATTCATTTATATTTTCATCTCCCAAATATATGTCAGCTAATAAACGTCCATATTTCTCGCTTTCAACATTTTTTAATTCTACTATTTTATCATATATTTTATCATGTAACGCGTCACGTGCTATCTTTGCATGTTGTTTTTCATTTTCATTAGATGTTCTTAATTCTGGTGTATCTATACCATTTAAACGAACAGAAAAGCGATAAATTGGATAATTTTCGTAAGGTTTTGCAGCAATGGTAATAGAATCACCATCATACACTTTAATAACTTTTCCAATTTTTACATGGGGGCTAAAAGGTTCACAATTATCCCAACAAGCGTCTTTAAATAATTCTTCGTAATTTACTGATTTTGGTTCGCAATCTGTTTTTGTTTTCCAAGAAAACATTTTTTATAATATATTATAATAAAAAACGTTTAATATGTTTTAATTAGTTCATTTATTCATGTCTGCATTTTGCATTTCCTAAAAAGAAAAGATAAAACTGAAAGTCTTTTCCTACTTGATTTTTCTTATAAATAAAATAGTCAATTACACCAATAATTAAGACAAATGGCAATGAATATAATATTATTTTCTCTGCATCTAAAATACTTTGATTTGTGTCTTTACTTAGTTGATTTCTATTAAAGTGATATAACCTTTGTGTATTAGTGACATACAATATAAATAATAAAGAAAAGAATGCAACATTCCAAGATATTCTCATTTTAGAAGATAAAAGAAAGATAAAATAAAGAATACCTGCATATATAAAACTGTCAAAACAATTACCATTAGACCAATCTACTGGATGTTTATCTCTATCTGCCTTATCAAAGTTCCATCCTCCTTCAAGCATGATAAACATAAAAATAAGGCCAAAACCAATAATATGCTTTCCATATATATCATTACTTAAATAACGTTGAGTACTACAAGAAAAAATTTGTGTTGCGTAACCACCTGCAATGATTAAAAAAGCAACAAATAAAAATGATATTTTAGAAATATTGTTTGTTAGCAATTCTCCGTCAAGAGTCTCTACTATAATCTCTTCTATTTCTTTTTCTTCAGTATATTCTTTCATTATAACATATAAATATATTTTTTCATAAAAAGCATAAATACAAAAATTAATTAAAAAATAATGAGTGTATTTTGTTCATCTTCTTTACAAACTCAGAATGATTTATTGCTAAATAAATTAACAGATTTTTATACTAATTTAGAATATTTAGAAACGATGATGCGTATTATAAATGGAGAAACAAGAATTTCTTTGCGAATAGTGGATTGGTTTGTTACAAACTATGCTAAAAAATATTATACTGTATATAATATTCCTTCTTTAAAAGGTGATACTCTAACAAGGTTTAAAGTATATCATGATTATAAGTTAAAATTAAAAGCATATTCTAAAAAAAGATTTGATCCCTTTTGTAGATGGGAACGCATTACTATCCCTTTCATGGAGAAACATATGGAAACAACTATTGGACAATTGAACTTTTTTAAATGGGCTATTGAATATAAAGTAATTGATTATATTGAAGAAAACTATCAACAAATTGAAAATGATATGAATTCACGTAACACTAGTTCCAAGAAAAGAGATACTTTGGAAAGTGGTGAAAATTCAAAGACCCGTAAAAAAAGAGAAGAGTTGTCTGTTTCTGCGGTTAAATGTATTAAAAAAGAAAAGGTAAAAATTGTTGTAAAATTTGACCTATAAAAACATAGATATTTCAAAATTGTCAATATCTTTGTTTAGTTGCTTTAATCCGTTTATAATTTTGTCTAAGTCATTGTAAATTAAATAATCTACTTCCAATTCTTGTCTTATTTCTTCCTCATTTCTATTAAAGGAAATAAGTTCTTCTTTTGTTGGTATATATATACCATAATTATTAGTGTTCTTAATAATTGGACTACACGAAGCAAAGTATATTTTTTTGCATCCATATTTTTTAATCATATTAATAAGATGTTTACTCGTATTTCCTCTAACAATAGAGTCATCTACAATAAGTACATTTTTATTTTCAAAACTATTTTTAATACCAGATAATTTGCGTTTAATATTTTGCTGAATGATATTTTTATTTTTCATAATAAATGTTCTATCAATATAGCGATTTTTAATAAAACCTTCTCTTAAAGGTCTTTTTATTACTTCTTGAATACCATTTGCAAAAGTTACACTAGTATCAGGAACAGGTATAATATAATCAATTTCTTTACAATTCCATATGTTTTTCATTTTTTCACCTAATATTCTTCCAATTAATATTCTTGCTTCATTTACGTTAATTTTATCTATCATAGAATCTGGTCTAGCAAAATAAATATATTCAAATAAGCACGGAGTTAAAGAAGTTTTATCATAAGTATGATATAATGGTGTAATTTCATTGTTTTTAAAAATGATAGTTTCGCCAGGTTTAAGATCTCTAGTAATTTCATAATCTAACATATTTAACGCTACTGATTCACTTGAAACAATATAATTATCAAGTTTTTTTCCAATTATTAATGGACGTATACCATACTTGTCTCGTACAACAATCATCCCATATCCTTTAATAACTATAATTAAACAATAACTTCCTTCTAATATTTCATGCAAAAAATCAATTACTGTGAATATTTTCTCCTCTGTAATTTCATTACTATTGTTATTATTAAGTAACTCGTATAATTTACATGAAAAAAGAGATAATATTATTTCAGAATCTGATTGTGTATCTAATAAAATATGATATTTACTATAAATTATAGATTTTACATTTTCAGTATTTGTTAAATTTCCGTTATGACATAATGTTATACGACGTGGAAAAATTGTATAGAAAGGTTGAATATTATTCGTTAAACCATTTGTACCATATCTAACATGTCCCATATAATTTTGACATGGATGACTATCTAGATTTTCATTTTGAAATGCATATTTTACTAGTCCATCGTATTTACGTACACATTGTTCATTACTAATACCAACACTATCTTGCCCTCTATGTTGTAAACACATTAATCCTTCAAATATTTCATAAAAAATTTGTTTATTTTGAATTGTACTATGGATACCAATAATACCACACATTTATATATTATTTAATAAATATACATTTAAATAATATATTAAATCAAATTATAATTCGTATATAAATTCTTCCATTGTATCCAACCATTTGTTTCCTATATCATTTCTATCATCACTACTGTATGTTGCGTTTGGATTTGCATTTACATGTAATATTTTCAAATTTTCTAAGTTATTACCGCGATACATACTATTTAAACATGGCATATTTAAATGATAATATGATACATTTGCATATAATGTAAAATCTTTATAACATTCTTTATCTCCAAGTAACCATTTATCGTGATAATCTTTGCAATTTTGCAAATACTCTAAAGATATATTAGTTTCCCCATTACGACTACGCTTTTTAATTCGTTCTAAACATGTTTCGGCATCTGCATCAATATAGATAACTGCATCTAGATTCATATCTTGTTTTCTTGTCTTATAAAAGTATTCGTATATTTCATATTCTACTTTTTCCATTTTATTATCATCAAACAGCATTTTAGCAAATATACGATTATCTGCCTCTAGAGAGCGTTCACATAACACATATTTACATTGAGGATTTTTACGTATGGCTTCTTGTAATATAGCAGTACGAGTAGCATAAGCCATAACTTGAAAAGCAAAAGAATATTTATCTTGATTTTCGTAAAATTTTTCTAATATAGTTTTTCCATACTGGTCTTTAATTGATTGCCAAATATCTACAGGTTCTCTTAAAAATACATAATCTTGATTATTTTTTAGTTTTTGTTCTAAATTATGTACAACTGTTGATTTTCCAGATCCAATATTTCCCTCAATTGAAATAATTTTCACGCTCATTTAATATTACCTGCTTTTTATAATTATAAATCTACACGAATCATAATTCAATTTTGTATTAGGTTTGTTGAAATGTACTTTTGAGGTTTATATTTCAAAATATCCAAAGTGTAATTTGTTGTTGGAAATTCATCGCGTCCATATATATCTTGTAATAATAACCATTCAAATAAACCACCACAATAATGGAATACATATTGAAATCCTAATCCTTGTATTTGTTTACATTTTTCATTACTAGTGATATCTAAACTGTTTTTTCCATAAATAACTATATGTTTGCTGCGAAAATCATAACTCTGAATTAAATTATTTAATAAGATTTCTTCTTTTTCATAAGATATTGTATTGTATATTAAACAATCTTGTTGATTTATAGGTAAAGTATTAATTAATATATATTTTTCAGGATTTTTATACATACTTTGAATATCTTCAAAACCAACTTTTTGTATATTATTATGAAACAAATTAGAAAACATAGTATAATAAAGAATAAAAATTGATTTTAATAATTTTTACAATTATAATATTATATACTAAAAATGGATCTACATCAATCAAAACTTACTAAGGCGGAATGGGAAACCATTGAATGTCCTGTCTCTGAATCAGAGAAAAAAGTTTTAACTATGATAATGAAAGGTTACGTTGAGAATAATATTCGGCATAATGATACAAAATCTTTCTTTTCGTTTACTAAAATAGAAAAAACACCGGAGATTGAGTATTTTATTTTCAAAAAATACTTTCAGAATGATATGGAACATGCTATTAACAAATATGGTAAAGGTACGTCTTTAACTAACATTACAGAAATGAGTTTTATGGAAGAAGGCAATGAATTTAAACGTTTAAAAAGTAGTGATTCTATACGAATTCAAAATGCTGAGCAGAACATTGAAAATAACAAGAAAAAAATATTTGAATATATATTAATTGATTTATTTGTTCAATTAATTCGTTATTATTCAAAGAAAAAAGAAAACTATATCTTTTATTTGTATACATTAATTCATATGAAAAATGCAACTATTGACAATATCAATAAATTTGTACTTGGTTATATTGATAAAGTTGTAAAATATATTAGTAATGTAGTATTTATTCCAGATGTTTTATATATGGCTTACGAATTGATTGAGCAAAATAAATATTTAATTAAATACAGTGATATGGAATTATATAGTCATCAAAAAAAGATATTCCAAATTTATTCATCAAAGGCAAAAATAAATAATAACAATGATGATATTACTAATCAAATTCAAGCAATTGAAAAAAAAATTCAATCAACAAAAACAAAAATGCATAAATGGATTCCTGAAGATACATACATGGGAGATGATGATCAAGAAAGAGAAAATTTTAATCAAAAGAAGATTGAAAAGAAAGAATTACAAAAAGTGAACAATTCCAAATATGAAGCAGAAATAAATGAATTAATGCAGGAATTGAATAGTTTATATACTCAGTATAAAAGTAAAACTCCTTCATTAGTTTTATACACTGCTCCTACTGGTACAGGAAAAACACTTACTCCAATTGGATTGGCGACAAATAACCGAATTATATTTGTATGTGTTGCAAGACATATTGGTATGGCTCTTGCAAAATCTGCAATTTCCATGGAGAAAAAAGTGGCTTTTGGATTTGGGTGTACAACTTCTTCTGATATAAGATTGCATTACTTCTCCGCTATTGATTATACCATTCATAAAAAATCAGGAGGAATTGGCAAGGTAGACCATTCTAATGGTAAAAATGTAGAAATTATGATATGTGATGTGAAATCTTATTTAACTTGCATGCATTATATGTTGGCCTTTAATGACGCAAATGATATTATTACATATTGGGATGAACCCACAATTACTATGGATTACGAAGACCATGAGATGCATTCCATTATTCAAAACAACTGGTCAAAAAATAAAATTCCTCATTTAGTATTATCTTGTGCAACATTACCAACTGAAAACGAACTACAAAGTGTTTTTGAAGATTTTCAACAAAAATTTGAAGATGCAGATATTTTTAACATATCAAGTTTTGATTGCAAAAAAACTATTCCCATTTTAAACAAAGAAGGATATTGTGTATTGCCTCATTATTTGCATGATAACTATGATGATTTAATAACATGTGCTCGTTTCTGTTTAGAAAATCAAACACTCTTAAGATATTTTGATCTACGTGAAATTGTTCGTTTTGTAAAGTATATTCACGAAAAAGATATTATTGATATTAATGATACATTTCATTCTATAGAACAAATTACAATGAAGTCATTAAAAGAGTATTATTTGCAATGCTTGTTGATTATTGAAAGAGAAGAATGGCCAACTATATTTGAATACATGAAATCTACACATAAAAATAGATTTGATACGAATACGATATCTAAATCTAAAAGTATGCAGCAAGAATCAAGCAATTTACAAGGTAAACCATTAAAGCGTGTAAATACTGTATTTGAATCAAATACCACTTTGAAAAAACAAATAAAAAATACTGGAGGATTACTAGCAACTACAAATGATGCATATACATTTACAGATGGTCCAACTATATACTTAACAGATGATATAGACAGGGTTGCTCAGTTTTATATACAGCAAAGTAAAATAGATCCAATTTCATTTGATAAAATTATGAAAAAAATAGAAAAAAACAAAATTACATTAGAAAAAATAGATAAGTTAGAAAAAGTAATTCGTCATGATGAAGAATCTCTAGAAACAAATGATGAAGATGGAAAAAGTGGTCATAAGCGTCAAAGTGGACGTATATCAAATGAATCTCAAAAGTTAATGAATGAGATAAATAAGTTAAGAAAAGAAATTGTAATAGCAAATTTAGATGCAAAATACATTCCAAACACAAAACCTCATCAAGAAATATGGGCACCAAATGGAAATATTGTTGAAAATGCATTTGTATCTGATCTTGGGGAAGAAAATGTAAAAGAAATAATGAACTTACAAGTAGAAAATAATTATAAAGTATTAATATTGTTAGGTATTGGCACTTTTAAATTACATAAGAATGCAAGATATATGGAAATAATGAAAAACCTTGCTGATGAACAAAAGTTATTTATGATCATTGCATCAACTGATTATATTTACGGAACAAATTATCAGTTTTGTCATGGTTTTATAGGGAAAGATTTGTTGAATTCCACGCAACAAAAGATTTATCAAGCTATGGGAAGAATTGGAAGAAACAACATACAACAAGATTATACTATTCGTTTTAGAGATAACGATATAGTCAATAATTTATTTAAAAAAAGTTCTAACAATTTAGAATTAATTAATATGTGTAAACTATTTACTACTTCTGTTGAATAAATAAATAAAAAAATATATTACATTATTTTTTATTGCATATAAAAAATAATCATTAAATCAAAAATAAACCTGGTTTACTTTTTAATGTTTTATTATTTGCTTTCAAAGACTTTTTAATTGTCTTTCCTTGTTTTCCTTTTGGTATATATTTTAAGAACCACATACGATATTCTTTACTATCGGGATCTACTTTTTTCTCAATAAATTCCTTGTACTTATCTGATTTTTCTGAACGAATATCTTCTAATGTTTTTTGTTTTCCATAACATTGAATGGTAAATCGTTTTAAGATACCACGTTCATTCAACTTATTCTCTTCAATCACTTTTAGTAAAGATTCAGATAAACATAACAATCTATCTTTGTTGTAATAAGGCATATCTGCATATAAAAATGCAAGATAGAAAGATAAAATAGTTTCTATAGTAGCAACTTGCACATTTTTCTTATTGACTCGTATTTTATTATAACTGTGACAAGAAATTGGTTTAAATAAAAATATTTTTCCTTTTCCGGCCACTGTTAATTCATAATGTAATGGTATAATTTCACCAATTTCTTTGTGTTTAATTAATTCTAATTTCTTATATTCATTTTCCTTTAATGATTTCATTATACTTTTACCTACTGCTTCTGGATCTTCACATAATACATCATATTCTGATATATTTTTTGCTTTATTTGCATCTTCTTCTTTCATGTGTTTTGAATAAAGGAAAGTTGAATAACCTCCGAAAAATACGACTTTGTTTTTTATTAATAAATCACGTAAAAGAGTATTTAATTCGTTGGTAGGATGATTATCTTCATCTGAGAAAATATCGGGTTTACAATTCTTTGTTTTTAAAGGATAGTTTTTATTCAACAAAGAAAGACGTTTGTACACCTTTTCCCAACGACTTACATCTCCTAAAGGTCTAGATAATTCTAAATAAGCAGCCATACGAAGATAATTAGGTGGAGCATATTGTATTCCATCTATTTTTAATGCTTCTTTACTAACCTTAGTAAAGATTTCTGGGTGTAAATAAGTAATATCAGCAATAGGAATATAGTTTACAAATACTTTAAACGTACCGTAATGCATCCCTGATTTTGCTTCCACTTCTTTGTATCCTTCTTTATGGTATATATCTGCTAATTCTTTTGCATGTTTGATTGGGTTATCTGAGAAAAAGTCATAATCTGGTATCTCTGTTTCTTTATTGTAAAATTGTTGACTTTCAGGTAGAATATTATTAATAGCCGTTCCACCATAACATACTAATTTTTTCTTTTTTATAAAATTCACAACAATATCTAACATTTTTTGAACTGATTCATTATTTACCTTTTCAATATTTTGTTTTTTCTCGGTTTCATCTACCGCATGCCTTAATATTGTCAATTCGCATTCTTCAAAAGTCATTTTTGAATCGCATAATTTATTTTTAAATTTATCTTTCATATGTCCTATATTCTATATTTACATTTTAAAAAATATGTATTAAGTATAAATTAATTAATTTAATTAATGTTTACAGAAATGCGATTTAGTGAATCTTATTTTGAAATTTGTATTCAGTTTATTTGTTGTCCTATTTTAGGTTTTAGTTTATTATGTGAAGATTATTGCAAGTCTTGTTGTGGTTGTTGTTGTTGCATACCAGTATCAGACAAACCAATTAGTAAACAAGAAATTATAGTTTAATTATAAAAATGTATTCAAGACTTGTTTTTATTCTAATCATTTTAAAATGATTTAATAATATCTTATTTAGAAAATACAAAAAAAATGGAAAAACAACTTTGTAAATTAATTCTGGAAGATGACATTGAAGAATTTAAGAAAACTATTGAAAATGGATTTAATGTTAATAAAAAACTCAACACATTTTCATTGGATGAATTAAGTATCAATAAATTTAGAAATGGTTCGCATATAACCAGTGAAGATATACGATACGAGGGTATATATTTACTACATTTTGCATGTGGTGTATGTATAGAACAAGAAATATATAAGATAGATTATCTGTATAAAAAAATAAATAAACCACCTATTGAAATTATAAAATATCTTATTGAAAAAGGGGCTAATGTAAATAAATTAGATAGTGATGGTTGTTCACCTTTGCATTATGCAATTATTATGAGTTTGGATTTATATAATGAAAACGGCAAACTGAATAATAGTATTGTAAAGTTGCTAATAGAAAACGGTGCAGATGTTAATATAAAAAATACTTCTAATTACACACCTTTATTTTTAATTGCTAGGAATTGTGAGGATAAAAAAATAGAGGCTATACAAAGTATAGTAAAGTATTTAATTGAAAATGGAGCAAAAGTTAAAATAAATAAAAAAACAGATTTAAACATATTAACTGTATTTTTTCGTAATTTAATGCATACTTATGAAGAATATGTAAATATAAATGATGATAATAAACCAGCATATGATATGGATGATTATGATGATTTTTGGAGTATAATAGATGATATAGATGATAATTGGTATCCTTTACCACCAATGCCAGATGATGTATTAGAATTAATAAAATATTTAATCGATAATGGAGCAAAAGTAAATTCGCGAGATGAACATGGAAAAACAATATTACATTATGCAGTATTTTTTGGAACTCTAGAACAGGTTGAATTACTAATAAATAGCGGTGCTGATTTTAGGATAAAAAGTAATGAACAGCAAAATAGTTCACCTTTTCATAATGTAATGTTTAGTAAACGAATATATTTAATTAAATATTTTACGCAGCTTGCGGTTAAAGTAAATAATTTAACAAAATATGATTTACATATATTACAAACTTTAATATCGAGAATAAATGATATCACATTTGACGATAAAACAAATCATGTAAAACATGAAATTGCAAGTATATTAATAAGAAAAGGATTTAATGGAAGTAAATATCCAAACGATACAATAATTGGAAAAGAATATGAACTTTATCAGGAAGAAATAGATAGTAACAAGGAAATAATAACAGAAATTTGCAAAAAAAAAATAATTCCTTCAGAAATTCAAAATAATATAGGAACTTATTTACTAAAAGAAACTATACATGAAGTTAATTTTTTATTTAATAAAAAACATAATTCAGGTTCAGAGAAAAATGTTGATATTAATACAAAATTATTAATTGATAAAGTTTATAATCCTTCTCTTCTTTTGTTTCATGAATCTCAATTATCTCCATTTCCACTTTCAAGAAGAGTGGATATGTTAAACCGTGCTGCACTTGATATGATATAATTTATATACAAATTATATTGTTTTTATTATGTAATTTATATTAATTTAAAAATTGAATTTGAAAAAAATCTATGAATAAAAAATATGAATCAAAAAATAAGCCTAGATAATATAAATCAACATAATATGAATCAACCTAACATAAATAGACTCACATACAGCGATTTTATATCAGTTTATCCAGAAAAACCAATAAAAATGGTTGCAAGTAATGATAGTATTGCATCTATGGATACCTTTGAAAGTAGTGCAAAAAGTGATGATAGTTTAATAGAAATATGGGAAAGAAGAAGAATATCTGACGAAAACCATGAAAATTGTATTCCAATAAGGGAAACAACTAAAACAAAAAGAAACCGTGAAACAATAGTTGATAGTAAATCCCCTAGTATTAGAGATGCACTTAGTATTTTACAAAACACAGAAAAAATAATAAGTAATATTGGATTAAACATAGGTGAAACTTCAAAGAATATTAAGAAATAACTTTTTTATTTCTTTCGCTCGGTATCTATTCGTTCAAAATAGGTAATGGCTGCTGCCAATGGAACAATTCCTCCTTTATTATCATTGAAAAATGCTTCACATTTCTCTAATTCCTCATCTTGTTGATCATATTTATATGCTACAATTTGCATTCCATATCTTAGTACCATTTTTAACATATTAGGATTTTGTGTATTTTTGCTAATAGGGACTACTAATTTGGATGACTCAGATGTTGTGGTAACATTATCATCTTTTATCATGACAGGATTAGAAGGTTGATTATCTACTTGGGATAAAGTTAACTTGTTTAATATTTGACCACCACTTTCCAAATGAGTATAATTAGATATGTCATAGCAATTTACATCTTGTGATTTACATTTAGCAAATTCTTTGTAATCTCTATGAACAGTCTTATCTATGACAACAACAATCTTATTCATCATTTCAGATACTTTTGTATCTTCATTGACTTCTCCTTCCATTAATTTTGGTTTTAAAATAGAATCAATTAATTTAGAAACTTCATTATAGCACTCGGTATTCTTTGTTTTAATGCGTAAATGCAAAAATAGCGGGTCGTTTTTATTTGGTGAAGTTCCTGAAAAAGCATTTCCAATTACTGAGGTGAATGCTTCCTCTAAAGGAATGTGATTATCTGTATCAAATAATACAAATTTAGGGTCAGTAGATTTTGCTACAACAGGCATGAAATTTTTTTTGTGCTTTATATAAAATACTTCAAAATCTAAAAAGCGACATCCTCTTGATAATACATGACGTATCATATCTTTGCTAACATATCTTCCACTACATGAGGAATTATATGATGCTTTCACACAATATTCTTTTAATGGCAAATCAGCATACTTGGCTCCAATACTTTGAATATTACCAATAGGTGCTAAATTTTTATTATTTTCTATAGATTTTATTTCATTTGATGAACCTGTGAATCCTTCCGTATTGTCTAAAGTTACTGTCTTTACTCTAGTTTTCATGTAAAGATTACATAAAATTATAGTAAATAATATAAATATAATAACATAAAGCAAAATATTCAAATAATTCATACTATATATTGTATATATAAACAAATATAATAAAATTATATATTATAATATACAATAAAACATGGCAGGAGGTTTACTAAATATTGTTTCCACTGGTAATAATAATTTATTTTTAACTGGAAATCCAGTAAAAAGTTTTTTTAAGGTAACATATGCAAAATATACTAATTTTGGATTACAAAAATTTCGCATAGATTATAATGGTTTAAGAGAATTGAGACCCTCTGAAAACTCTACTTTTACATTTAAAATTCCAAGATATGCAGAATTATTAATGGATACATATATTGTTGTTACAATACCTGATATATGGAGTCCAGTGTATTCTCCTACTGATCAAACTAGTGGTCGTTGGGCACCATATGAATTTAAATGGATTGAAAACTTAGGAACACATATGATAAAGGAAATAACTATTAATTGTGGTGGGCTAATGTTACAAAGATACTCAGGTGAATATTTACATGCTATGGTAGAAAGAGATTTTCCTGCAGAAAAAAAGAAATTGTTTAATGAAATGATAGGAAATGTTGTAGAATTTACAGATCCTGCCTATGCACAAGATAGAAATAATGCGTATCCAAATGCGGTTTACACAACAAATACAAGTGGCGCAGAACCATCAATTCGTGGTAGAAATTTATATATACCCATTAATACTTGGTTTACATTAAATAGTTCTTGCGCCTTCCCATTAATCGCTCTTCAATATAATGAACTATCAATCTCTGTTACTATGAGACCTATTCAAGATTTGTTTCAGGTTAGAGATGTATTTGATTATTCCTATGGTTTTCCATATATTAGACCTGATTTTAACGAAAACAGATTTCAAATGCATAGATTTTTACAAACGCCACCTAGTGGATATGTTTTTCCAGAGGATTATGAAAATAAAATAAATACTTGGGACGCAGATGTACATTTAATTTCTACTTATTGTTTCTTATCAAAGGAAGAGACACAGAAATTTGCTTCTCAAGATCAAGTATATTTAGTTAAAGACGTATATGAACATAAATATGAAAATATAACGGGCTCTAAAAAAGTAAAGGTTGAAACAAATGGAATGATATCTAGTTGGATGTGGTATCTACAACGGAATGATGTAAACTTACGAAATGAATGGAGTAATTATTCAAATTGGCCTTATACTAATATACCTGGTAACGTTACTTTAGCAGATGTTACTCCTATTTCTGGAACTGAAGATACGCTAGAATATGGTCCTGGTTTGCATCCTACTTCTAAACAAAATACAGGTATCACAATCACAGGAGATTATAAACCAGCCAATCATAAACCTATATTACAATCAATGGCTATTTTATTTAATGGCGAATATCGTGAAAACTTAATGGTTCGTGGTGTGTATGATTATATTGAAAAATATGTGCGTACAAACGGTAATGCAAAAGAAGGAATATATTGTTACAATTTTTGTTTAAATACTAATCCATTTACTTATCAGCCTTCTGGTGCAATAAATATGAGTAAATTTAAAAACATTGAAATAGAACTAACAACTTATATTCCTAGCGTTGATCCATTAAATTCAAATTATAATGTAGTTTGTAGTGAAGACGGAGAATTAATTGGTATTAAAAAATCAAATTGGCAGTTATACGAATATAACTACAATTTAACTTTATTTGAAGAACGACACAATATTCTATCATTTATAGGTGGAAATTGTGGAATGATGTATGCTCGTTAGTTATGTTAATCTAATAAATATATTATACTATTAATATATAATAATATATTTATGATAGATTGGTTAGATAAATTACAAAAACAATTTAGTGGTTTTGATGAAAAAGAAGATTTCCAAGTCATAAACATGAATCATAAATTAAAATCCATACAAAAACAGAAACTTAGAAATAATTTTAAAAATATAGAATCGTTCTCTGTTTTGAACAATGAAAATATGCAAAAAAAGATAAAAAAAAAGAAAGTCACAAAAAAAGAGTTAGAACCATTTGATAAAATGTCTAGCATATTTACAAATGGAATAGAGAACTTTTTAAAGAGTACAAAAAATGAAAATATAAAAGAAAATTTTGGGTTCCGGAATACTTCTTCTGAGAATAATGCCAATAAACAAAGAGAAATTCAAAATAGACAGATGGAAAATATGAAACGTCAAATGGAAACACAGCAAAGAATAATGAAAGAGCAACAGGACAGAAGTAGGGAGTTACAAAGACAACAACAAAAAATGCAAACAAACCAGGAGGAAAAGAAAAATAAAGAATTAGAAATGATAGAGAATGAAATAGAAAATGAAGAAGAGGAAGAGGATCAAGAAGAAGAAGAAAAACCTTCGTTTACTGAATCTTACTTTAGTAGTGATTTTTTTACTACAAAAAATAATAGTGATGATAATGAGCAAGACAAAAAAGAAGAACTAAAAACAACTGAAGATAATGTTATTAGAAATAACGACGATATAGATCTAAATGACAAGAGTAACACAAAAACCTGGGAAGGACAAGGAATTGATGATCCAAATGTAAATGAAATGAGCATTGAACAAGTAAAAAAGAAAATAAGGGAAGGAATTCAAGAAACTTATGATTATATGTATTCTTTTCAAAAAAACTTTGCTGATGCAGTTACTGATACATTATCTAATAACAATGCAAATGAAAATGATAGAGAATTAATAAGGGACTTTTTATCATCAATTATATGTGCTTTCATTAGTATCCCTATTACCTACAATTGGTACTTTTTACAATATTATAGTAATGATCATACAGAACTCAATATTCCACATTTAACTATGGATCAATTAAAAAAACAAGCAAAAGAAGATGATAATATGTGGTTATTTATGTATTTTTTTGAATTTGCAATGTGGATTCCAAGTACATTGGATTATTTTTTAACAGATGTGATTCCACACTTTACAATGAAATATTTTAATGGAAAACTAAATTTTATTATTGTTTTCTTTTCAGTTTATTATTTTGTTAAAAATCATACCGAAACTTTAAAAGATTTATTTATTGATTTATTATCAGAAAACACTGAAAATGGAATATTAACATTTTTATTTATTCTAATAATATTTGTTTATTTGAAAAATATACCTCCATCAGATCCATTTGAAATACTTTATGCATATATGAATCCAATTACTTTTGCAATTAATGTATTAATTCGGTTTATAATAACCTTATTACTCGCTGTTCCTATTGGATCGCTTATATCTGTTGTATATCTATATACTCATACCATTGGAAGCATTCCTTTATTCTCAAAGTATGATTATTTAAAAAGTATAGGAGAAATTAATTTATATATTAAAGAAAAAAAATCAACATTTGAAATTCAAAGTTGTGAAGATGAAACATTTTTTCAACGTATGATTAAATCTATTATGCGATTGTTTGGCTTGTTTCAAGATTATTTACTCCCAATTATCTTATTTTATATTTTAATAGATTATACAATTAAGATTAGAAACAATTTATCTAACGTTGAAGGAATATTTGGTAATTTCAAGTTATCTTTTGTACTAATGAACATTATTCTTATTGTATCACTAGCAACTTTAATGTACCCAGCATTTTCAGAAAAATTTTCATTTTTTATTCGTTCAGAAAACAAATAATACGTTCAAAGATATTAAATAAATTATAATAGTTATAATAATAATGGGAAAGAAGAAGAACTCTTCAAATAGCCAACCTTTAGTTTCTGTATGTACACCAACATTTAATAGAAGACCTTTTATTAAAATGATGTTTGATTGTTTTCGTAATCAAAATTATCCAAAAAACAGAATAGAATGGATTATTGTAGACGATGGTACAGATAAAATAAAGGATTTAATAGAAGAAGCAAATATACCTCAAATTCGTTATTTTCAATTAGAAGAAAAAATGGTGTTGGGAGCAAAACGTAACTTTATGCATGATAAATGCAAAGGTTCTATAATTATTTATATGGATGATGATGATTATTATCCACCTGATAGAATTAGCCATTCTGTAGAAAAATTAACAAATAATAAAAATGCATTATGCGCAGGTAGTAGCGAAATCTATGTATACTTTAAATCTATGAAAAAAATGATGAAATGTGGTCCTTATGGAGAAAAACATGCTACTGCAGGTACATTTGCATTTAAAAGAGAATTACTTAATCAAACACGATATAATGATAATGCAGCATTAGCAGAAGAAAAAGCATTTTTAAAAGATTATACCATACCTTTTGTGCAACTTGATCCTTTTAAAACAATCTTAGTATTTTCACATGATCATAATACATATGACAAACGCAAAATGTTTGAAACTTCTCACCCAGATTATTTTAAAGAGTCAACAAAAACTGTTGATGATTTCATTAAATACGAAGATGAAAAACCAATTAAAAAATTTTTTTTAAAAGATATTGACGGATTGCTTAAAAATTATAAACCTGGACTTCCTAACATGAAACCGGACGTTTTAAATCAAATGGTAGAACTAGAAAAGGAACGTGAGGAAATGAAAAAGAAGATTGCACAAAATACAAATGGTCCAATTATAATGAACGCCCCAGGAAAAGAGCCTAAGGCATTAAACAATCAAGAAGTTGTTCAATTAATTCAACAACAACAACAAACTATTCAGAATTTAATGAAGGAAAAAGAAAATATGCAAAGTAATATGCTTTCTATGCAAAATCAATTAATACAATTATCTATTCGCTTAAACGAATTTGAAGAAGAAAATAAAAAATTAAACACAAAAATAAAAGAAAATATTAGTACGGAAACTATTGTAATTGATATTAATGATAATGATAATGATAAAAAAATATAAAAATTGATTCGTTATAAGTTTTATAAATAGATTATAACGAATTATCATGTCATCTTGGCCAGTATTTGCAAAATGCGTAAATTGTGAAAAAGAAAAAAGACTAAAATATATGAATGAATGTAGCCACTGTTTTAAAGATGTATGTAAGTCTTTATCATGTTGCAGTCTATTTCCTTGTGCTAATAAAGAGAATATAGTTTTATGTCATAGTTGTCAAGATCAAATAGAAGAAAAACTTGTATTAGTAATGGATTTCAGTAAGTTACAACTTTTAAAAAAGAAAATCAAAAATAATAGTACACATGTAAGAGTTAATTAATATAGAATTCTTCACTTTTGATAATTTCTAATTAATCATGAAGATTTATATTTTTTAATATAATTATAATTCATATGGAAAATTATATTAAAAACTTTCATAGTTTTGATAAAACGGTTGTTTATGATTTTAGATTAGGAGCCGGAGGAATTGCAGATTACTTAGTATATTTTATGATTACATTAACAAATTGTATTTCTAGTAATGCAAAATTGTATCATAAAATAAATAATTTAGAAATTGAAAAATACATAAAATTGAAATACGATTTTCTTTACATTACTAAGGATGAAATTTCAAAACTTAAAGACGTTACTATTAAATGTCCACATCATTATTATGGAGTTTCCAATAAATATGATGTTAGCAAAATTCCTTATAATGAAGTTTTTTATTTTGATAATATTATAAAAGAAAATGTTAAAAATATATTACCTTCTTTACCGAATAATTATATTTCTATACATTTAAGATTGGGTGATAAATTTTTAGAAACTGATCAAAAATTCGTTATGGTTAAAAAAGATGTTAGAAATTTCACAGAAAAAACAATATATAAGTATATAGAAAAAAACAAAGATAAGAATATCGTTTTTTTTTGTGATAATAATAGTAAGAGATTAGAAATTAAAAATAAATATGAAAATGTTATTATATCAGACTCAGAAATAGGACATACTTCATTGTCTAATACAACTGATAAACAAATATTAGATTCTATTACAGATTTTTATATTTTATCTAATTCACAATCAATTTATGCAGCATCTCGTAGTGGTTTTTCTAAAGTTGCTAGTAAATTTAATAATGTTACATTCATATTTGGATGTAGCCCTTTTTAATTTTCTCAAATAAAATATTATTCATCCTCTTCGTTTATCATATCTTTTTTTGCGTTTTTATCTAAATATCTGTAAAAACGTTTTATATCTAATTTATTAATATTATAGTTTTCAAATATTTCACTTACCTGATTAAGTAATTCATTATCATTATTAAAGTCTTTTCCGATACATAATCTTATTTCTTGAAATAATGCAATTGTATCTTTTCTATCCATTTCTAAATTTTGTGATAATTCCTGAATAAATATACTATTATTATACTCGGTTGAATATTTTGTTAAAACTTTTGTAAATCTAATTTCATTTAATTTATCAGTTTTAATATGATTTGTATTATCGTGATAAATCTTATTATTATAAAAGGTTTTTATCATAGAACTCATTTCATTGAATTGCCAAATTTGATTTTGAAAAGTAATTCTATCAATATAATCTGAAAAACATATATTTTTTAATATTTTAATATATATTGGCATTGAAATTACAGGCGGTAGTTGTTGCAACTTGTCTATAATATTTTCATGCCATAATAATGCAATAATAGTACGATCTGTTTCATTAATTAATGAATTATGTAATGATAAATTGTAATTATTTTCAAATAAATTATTTGTAGTTTCTTTGGAATCTTCATTAAAATTTTTAGCCTGAAATATATGTATAAATGTATCTGGTGTATTCAAATCAATATTTTCACTTTTCAATATAGAAATAGTAAAATTAAGTTTTCGCAAATCACCTTGAATGTATGACAAAATCTGATCAATATATTCATTTGATAATTCTTTAAAGTTTGGAATAATATTACTAATAATTGCTTTTATTTCTTCATTTTTTGGTGTTTTTAATTCAAATATATTGCAAACCTTCATTAATTCTCTCATTTTTTTATCTGTATAATAGTTTCCTATACAAATTATAGGGTTCATTGTTTTTCCCTCTAATTTTTGTTTTTTTGTTTTTTTTTGACGAATAAGTTTTATGAGGGCGTTTATTCCACCTTTATCGCCACTATTCATTCCATCTATTTCATCCATAACAATTGCAATTTTCTTTTGCTTTTTTGTCATAAGATCCAGCACATTTCTAGATGAAACATTATTTGAAGTAATAGTATCTATTAATGATTTATTACGGATATCACCAGCATCATATTTGATAACATCGTATTCTAGTTCTTGTAAAATTTTTGTAATAAAATATGTTTTTCCTGTTCCTGGTGATCCATATATATAAATTCCTTTTTTAAAAGAAAGATCATTACTTTTTTCATCAAAACTAATTAATATATCTTTAATTTTATTTTCAATTACTTTTCTATCGAAAATTTCATTCAAATTTTCCATTTTATCTAATATAATAAAGTTATGTTTATTATATTATTTAAACGAATTATTTACCAAAAGAACTAAAATCTGCAGTACGAGGTAAATAATTATGAGACCCTTTATATGATAATTGACCATTATAAGAGTAAAAATCTATTTCTGACGGACTAATAACTTGTGTATTACTATTCATACTATTTTGACTGGCTTGTTGATTCATTGGTTGATTTGCTTGTTGATTCATTGGTTGATTTGATTGTTGATTCATTGGCTGACTTGCTTGTTGATTATTATTATTTCCCGCACTATTAATTACATTTGCGCCAGCACCAACTAAACTTGATGCTACATTACCAACACTATCTATAGCACCAGTTAATACATTCTCTGCAGTATTAACAGTACCTGTTAATAATTTACCAGTTGTATCAACCGCTGTATTGGCAACATCTCCTGTTGCTCCAACAACGTCTGATAAAACATTTCCGCTTCCATCTATTTTCTTAACTTTTGATACAGCATCTTCTATAACATTGCTACTTCCATCTATTTTTAATGTTCCAGATCCGCCATTTCCACCACAATTAGTGCAGGTTCCAGAGCAACTACTACAAGCAGGACAAGTAGGACATACAGGAGGAACTATTTGTGTCTTTAAAATATAGTCATTTAAGTTAAAATCTGGTTCTTCTTCCTTACTTTCACTGCTTGTTGTTTCCTCTTTTTCTTTCTTTTCTTTTATCATATTCATTATATTCGTTACTTCTGTATTATCTTCTTCAGAACCATTACTTTTTTTCTTTTTCATATAATATTTGAAAAAATCTTTGTAAGATAATTCTTTGGTTTCATCATTTTCAATCTCTTCTAATCCATCAACTAATTCATCTAACATTGTACCAACTTCAGTTCCAACTTTTCCACCAATATTTGCAAATAATTGTTGCTTTTCAACGCCATTATCTAAGGCCTCTGTATATTCTTTTTCTTCATAAGATGCCATTTTAGCACCATTATATAGTCCGTTTGGTGTAAAACGTTTAACGTTTTTAATATTTATTTCTTTATCATTTTGTTTACAAAATATTATAACAAGGGTTTCATAACCTTTTGAAATATATAAAATTGTATTTTTACCTCCTAAATCATTAATTGTGCATACTGAATAAGCAACATCTTTATATTCTGTATTATTACCGTATTCTTTTTTAGAGCCATCAGTTTCAGTTGAGTTCTCTTCAAATCTTTGAATAGTCTCTTTATTTCTATTTTCTCGGTTGTAAATATCAATATTAGTCATATCTTCATTTAATACTAAAAGATTACCATTCTTTAAATCATATTTGACATGCTTGCATATTTGATGAACGTTTCTATTATGGTTATAACTAGGTTCCAATACATCTGTGTTATTATTTGGATCCATTTCATCAAGACAATCCATATTCTCTAAAGATTCTCCTTCTAATATTTTTCCTTGTGGGGTTTCATCTTCGCTAAATAAAAATGATCCCTCTTGTTTAAAAGGTAATGATGATACATTAATCACATGAATAAAAGTTTTCTTATCCCAGGGAACATATATAACAGCATAATTATCAGTATTAATACTGTGACTATGATAAAGTTTAGTTTTTAAAGATGAATTTAGACTACTAGAGGGTAATTCAATTGTCTCATCTTCAGATTGTAAAAGATATATAGAACTTTGTTCATCTAATCGTGGTGTTACTGTAAGTTTGTCAACTAACTTAATTGTTTCATCTTCGCTTTTATCAGAAGCGCCTTCTATTTCAATTAAAGAGCCATTTTTATTATCAAAAAATAAGTTATCGTAAAGTTTATACACTGTTTGATCACTGTATTGTGGTATTATTTGTTCGGTCATACTACTTTCATTTTTCAAAAAAGTTATAAATCCTTCACGTTGAAAAAATGGTAGTTTACAACATAAAGTAAACAATACCAATACAATCAATAAAAGCAAAATAACAATAAATGGAGTAATTTTCATTTATATATTTATATAGTATGTTTTGAAAATATATAAATGAAAAATAAGAAATAAAATTGAATCTAAAATAACATAAAAATAGTAATAAAAATATGTTGGAACGTTTCTATGATGTTGAAAATAAGTATGAAATTTGTATTGATGAGGCAGGTAGGGGCTGTTTATTCGGTCGCGTATATGTAGCCTGTGTTATTTTACCTAAAGAATCAGAATCATTTGATGGAACTAACATTAAAGATAGTAAAAAATTTTCATCAAAGAAGAAATTACAAAATACTGCTGATTATATAAAAGAAAATGCCTTAGCATGGCACATAGAATTTGTTGATGCAGATGTTATTGATAAAATTAATATATTAAAAGCAGTTATGCAAGGAATGCATAATTGTATTAAAAATGTAATAATAAAACTAAATATTTCTGAAGATGATTGTACAGCAGTAATTGATGGAAATTATTTTACACCTTACATGGTTTTTAATAGTGAAAGACAAGCGTTAGTTCCTATGAAATCGGTTACTGTTGAACAAGGAGATGCTAAATTTATGGGAATTGCTGCGGCTAGTATTCTTGCCAAAACTGCTAGAGATTCATATGTAAATGAAATGTGCGATAAAGTTCCCTTGCTAGATGATTACTATGGATTTCGTAAAAATGTTGGTTATGCTACAAAACAACATCGTGAGGGTATAATGAAATATGGTATTACTAAGTGGCACCGCAAAACATATGGCGAAACTTGCAGAAATGCAAAGGTATTTGATATTGAAAATATACAAAACGAATAATTGGGCTAATCTTATTCGCAACTCAATAATATTTATAGATTTGTTAATTATTTTTATATTTATTAATATAATGAAAGAATGCATGATATGTTTAGGCGTTGAATGGCTAACTAAAACTAAGTGTAACCATATAATTTGTA